CATCTGTGCAGTCCATTCGACCAACTCTTGGCTGAGAAGCGCGTGCAGGTAAGAACCCTCACCGCAGGCCTCTGCGATTTGAGTCAGGTACTGGAGTTCACGCTCTTTGCCGCTGTTGACAGTAAGGGGTTCTTGAGCTTCTTTGACTGCTGCAATTGCTCGCTGCATTCCGGTCTTTACACCTTTTTGAAATTGCTCGATAAATTCAACTCCATCAATTCCTTTTTCATATTTCTCGAGAGCTTGCTCAAGAACCTGCACTTCAATTGATTTCATTGCTAACCTCCGGGCGAAAGATAATTGTTAGTCCCTTGTTGTTGGCGTAAGCCTGGGCTTCGGCCCGACTGCCCGTGAGCACTTCCTTATTCCCATTGGGCGTGTTCTTGAACACCTTCACGGTGCCGTTGGCGGACACCCAACCCACCAAGATCATTCTGATTCTTGCTGCTTGATTATTCATCACATTCTCCTAGTAAGCCTTGAGAGGCTGGCGGTTTTGAAGCACCCAATACACCGCGTCCTTCGTCCATTCCGCATGACAGGGGGTGCCGTTGCGGACCCATCCGACTCTTACTATGCCGCTCTTGCTGACTGACTGAATGATGCCGTCATAGATTGAATCATTGCTTTCCACTCTTACGCGCTTTCCGACGTGAATGACTCTTGGTCCCATTAGAATCTCCTTCTTCCGAAGCCCGCAAACGAATCTTGTCTGGGCGAAACTGCTTTAGTGATTACCCGCTCACCGGAATCGTCGGTGCTTGAGGAGCCGGGGTTTGCAAAATTGTCTGACACGTAAGCATCGGCTTTTTCTTCTGAGGTGAATGGACCGTAGGTCGTGCAGTCTTGCTCATCGTAGGCATATTCAAAGTTGCCCAGAATGACGTACCAGTTTTTGTTGGCAGCTAAAACGAATTGGCATTTGTGTGATTGACTCATTTTGATCTCCCTATTTCCACTGAAAAGTGTATGAAGTGCTGCAATGTCGGCAGATAGTCTTGACTGCACGGGTGGTTCTGTCGTTTACTTTATGCGCTCCAGATACTGAAGCGGTCGCAGTCTGTTTGCATGCTGGACAGATAATTGCATATTTGCCGGTGATGAATTTGATTTGATTTTTGATTTCAGTATATTCGCTCATTTTATTCTCCAGTTGCTCCATTTGATAGATCTATTCTAAACAATTCCTGGTGACTGGAGCTAATACCATTTGTCACTTTTGTCATGTGACATTTGTTACTAGTGAGGCGGCCGCCAACTCTCGGGTTTCGTAATACTCATCTTTTCCAATTACTTGAAAGCAAAGTACACCTTGGCGGAAAGCGGTGCGTAGCACGCCTCTTAGTGCGTAGTCAACGAACACATAGTAATGGCCGGTATGGGCCAGTTTGATCGAGAAAGTGTGCGCATCTTGCTGGAAGTTTTCTAGCATTAGAGCTCCTTGCCTGTGATTTGGTGTAACTCAATGAGCCGATCAATGATGTATTCGGCCGTTTCGTCGACGGTGTTGAAGAATTTATCGTTTTTATACGCTTCATCGGTGAGGCCTTGGTTAGTGTACGGGCCTTCGTAAACCACCATTGCATCAGATCTTCGGTACTGAGCCACTGATAGTGCGGTCTGCAAATTACCGCCGAAGATGAGTATTCCTTGTTCTCTACCATTCTGATAAGCTTCAACCCAGAGCCGTGATGACTGATTTTGGAGTCTCTCATCTGCTAGAATCAGATGCATTACCGCTAAGGACTTGCCAAAAGATGTACTTGTTCGTATCATTATAGCTCCTTCTGCTGGCCTTTAGGCCGACCAGCGAGCCTGCTTGCGTGATTAATGAATGTCGAGTCCCATGCTCTTGAGAGCATTCAGCAGCTCAGTTGCTTTCGCTTCATCCGCCGTGAGCTCCAGCTTCACTGTTACTTTGTTGTCTACATGCTTAGCAGGTGAAACCGGGCCCCATTCGGAGAGGCCGAAGGTCTTGCACACCCGGGCTTGGATCAATTTGTTAGCGGTGTAGCGGATCTTCTCCTTCTGCTCTTGAGTGGCTTTAGCATTTCGCGAGTTATGGATTTCGCGGACGGCCGCGGCAATTTTGTCGTAGGAGAAGCTGCCATCTTTCTTCTGGGGGAAGGTTTTTCCGCCACACCCGCCGATCACTACGTTGTAGCCAATCACGCGACGGTGGAAGGACGAGCCGCCCAAAACTTCTTCAAACTTGACACCGGTGGCCCATGAGCCGTCTCCAGTGAACTTGATAACAGGGTATTCATCCCACCACTTCCCGGAAGTTTCCCAGCTGAATGTCGCATCTGAGTAGCCGACTGCTATGAGAGCATCTACGAGGGCCTGAGCTTTCGGCGCATTCATCATTCGGGTGATTGCGAGTTGGGCTTCAGCTTTTTCCCGCTTGGCCGCTGCTTCAGCGTCGCGGATTGCTTGACGATCTTCGGCGAGCTTTCGCTCTAGGGCTTCTTGAGTGGCTGCTGCTTCTGCTTTCAATTCTTCTAAAGTTTTCATTTTATCTCCTTTTGCGTCTGTTTGATAGTTCTATTCTATCTCTACTAAGAGCCCTTGTATAATACCATTTGTCATAGAAAGACTGTGACATTTGTCACTATTTGGCCGACTTCCGACGGGAGACGGGTAGCACGTTTTCACTTGGGTGCTCATTTAACTGAGGACTCGGATTTTGTTACATTTGTCACATTTGATGGGCAAAAACAGCATTTTGAAGCCCAAAACGGAGCACGTGACGCACGTTGAGCCCGTTTTCCCTTAAATACTATAGCAATATTCCCTAGAGAGAATTAATATAAATCACAAGGAACGTGCGTCACGTGCACCACTTTGCACCATGCTACACCGGCAAAGTGAGTGGTTCGGAAGTGCCTCTTTCGTGTTACAATGTAGTTATGCAATGGACAAATAGTGAGGTGAATAAAGAATGGCCAATGAGCAAAATTTAAAGCCTTTCGTCAAAGGAGATCCTCGTATACACAAAGGGGGGCGTCCAAAGTCCTTCGACGCTTGGCGAACTTTAACAGTTGAAGTCCTGCGCGAGCCTGCTAAAGACAAGTACGGAAAGCCCATTGTAATTGTGGATGAAGTCAGCGAAACTGAGAAAGACGGCAAAGGCAAGCCAGTAGTCACCAAGTCACACATAGCCACCAATGCCGAGATGATTGCGCGCAAGTGGCTAGAGAATCCCAAGCGTCAGCAGAGTCTAATTGAGGCTGCATACGGTAAAGTGCCCATAGTCATTGAGCAGGAAGAGAAGCCGACGGATGTTCGTCTGCTGTCAATCCCTGCTGAGCTGATTGCCCCAGATTTCTTCGCCTCACACCGTGCTGTGCAGTCCGGCCAGTATTCGGAGATTTTTGAGTATGGTGGTCGCGGTTCAACAAAGTCCAGCTTTGTGAGTGTCGAGTTTATTCAGCAGTTTGTGAACGACCCCACATCTCATGGCTTGGTGATGAGGCAGGTGGCTGGCACTTTACGCAATAGCGTGTATGACCAACTGCAGTGGGCAATTGACATGCTCGGACTGACCGACAAATTCAGGTCCACCACCAGTCCGTTAGAACTTACCTACCTGCCCACGAACCAGAAGATCTACTTCCGCGGCGCCGACGACCCAATGAAGATCAAGTCAATCAAGCCGGTTTTCGGTGCTATCAAGCTATTGTGGTTTGAAGAGGTCCCTGAGTTTCACGGCGAAGCCGCAATCCGTAGTATTATCCAAAGTGCCATCCGTGGTACGGAAACGGCTTTGACATTTTGGACCTGGAATCCCCCACCGACTACCGGCAACTGGATAAACAAGCACATTCTCGTAGAGAAGCCAGGCAGATGGGTTCATATGTCCGACTATCGCACTGTGCCTGCCGATTGGTTGGGTAAAGCGTTCATCGATTTTGCCGAGTTCCTCAAAGAGGTCAATCCCAAAGCCTATGAACATGAGTACTTGGGTATAGTCAATGGCCTCGGCGACATGATATTCGAGAACCTTGAGATTCGTGAAATAACCGATGAAGAGCTCAAGGTGTTCGATAACATCGACAACGGCCTCGACTTCGGCTACTACCCCCACCCTGCTCACTTCGCCAAGACTTACTATAATGCGTCAAAGCATATCCTCTATATTATAGAAGAGGTCCGTAAGTGGAAGGCCTCCAACCGTGAGATGTATGATGCAATTGTCGATGAAGGCGGTTACAAGTACGACGACCTGCTCATTGCTGACTCTGAGGATCCGAAGTCAATTGCCGATTACCGCGATTATGGGGCTCGAGTAATTGGCGCAGAGAAGGGACCAGGCTCGGTTAAGTACTCCATAAAATGGATGCAGTCCTTAGTTAAGATTGTTATCTGCAAAAAGCGATGCCCCTACACTGTCGAAGAGTTTACTGATTATGCCTACGAGAAAACCAAAGACGGTGAGATTATCGAGGCTTATCCTCGAGAAAAGGACGACGCGATTGCGGCTGTGAGATATTCTCAGAACCTGCAATGGCGTCAGCCTGGAGCCTAACTTATGTCAATGTTGAGCTGGATAAAAGATTGGTGGTCAAAGATGTTTTCTAGAGACGTTATCAAATCTGCTTTAGGGGTTGAGATTGAGGTCTCCAGCCTGATGGCCGATGCCCTCAAGAACTGGAGCTTGATCTACACTAACAAATCTCCATGGTTGACTACTAAAATGTACAGCCTCAATCTTGGAGCTTCGATTGCTTCTGAGATTGCTCGGTCTGTTACCATTGAGATGTCCGTCAAAGTCGATGGAAGTGCCAGGGCTAAGTACCTTGCAACGCAACTTGAGCCAGTGCTTGACCGCCTGCGCGAAAAGGTGGAGCTCGGGTCAGCACTTGGCGGACTGATGCTGAAGCCATATCCGAAGGATGGTGGAATAGCTGTTGACTTTATCGGTGCTAACTCGTTCTACCCCACTGCTTACGACTCAAGCGGTAACATCACTGCTTGCGTATTTGCTGACCGCCGCAAAGTTGGCAATGTTTGGTACACCAGACTCGAGTATCATAATTTCTCAAGCAGGCTTTACGAAGTTCGCAACGCCGCGTTTAAGAGTACAGATGCGGATCTGCTTGGCAGCAAAGTTCCTTTAGCTTCAATTGAGGACTGGGTGGGGATAGAAGAGATTGCAGTAGTTGAAGGAGCAAACAAGCCTCTTTTCGCCTATTTCAAATATCCTGTAGCCAATAACATAGACCCCAACTCTCCGTTAGGTGCATCATGCTTCGCAAGAGCAGTTCAGCAAATCCAAGACGCGGATGACATTTACACTAACCTCATTTGGGAGTTCCGATCTGGCAAGCGCAAGATGTTTGTTAATGAACTTGCTCTAAAGAAGGATGCGAATGGAGTTCCCCACCTGCCAAAAGACGAAGACTACATCCGGACTTTAGCAGGAACCTCGAACATTGGTGAGACCAAAGGCCTATTCGATGAGTGGTCACCGGACTTCCGACAAGCCATGATTAGTGCTGGCCTGAATGACGTGCTAAAGAAGATTGAGTTCCTTTGTGGATTAGCATACGGCACACTCTCGGACCCAGAATCCGTGGACAAGACGGCGACTGAAATTCTTTCGAGTAAGCAGCGGTCCGCTGCCACGGTGGTTGACACACAAAAAGCCATGCGAAAAACCTTAGACGAATTGCTTTACGCAATGTCCGCCTGGTGTGATATTGAGGGGCTTGTGCCCGCTGGGGTCTTCACTGCTGAATACGATTTTGATGACTCTCTGGTCACTGATCGTGACAAACAATTCTCGCAGGATAACATTACCGTCGGAATGATGGCCATGCCGAAGGTCACTTTCCTTATGCGTAACTATAAGTTGACTGAAGATGTTGCGAAGCAGTGGTTAGCTGATGCGCAGGCTGAGCAGCCGGAGATTGATCCGTTTAAGGTGGTTTGATGACTGATACTCCTGCCTACGGTCCGAATGTATCAAAGCTTATTCTGCGGTTTGTGGTGGTTGAGGCAGTGCCAGTAGGCGTTGGACGAGACACAGGCTTCTCTAACGTCATTGAGTTTATCAGAACTCCAGAGTATAGGAAGAAAATCCTAGAGGCTGCTGAGGCAAAAACAATGGCTAGTCTGCAAGCAATAAAGTCTGCACCTGATAATCCATACGGTCAGGATGATGAGAAAATAGCGGAGCACTTGCTTCAGATGATTGCAAAAAGAGAGAGCAGAAAACCCTAGATGCTCACTGCCAGTCAGTTAGACGCAGTCCCCGATAACATCCTCAAGCTTTATCACCAGTTTGAGGATTCTGTTATTGCTGACATTGTCAGGCGCTTGGTGAAGATGGATTACGCTACACCGACCGCGGCTTGGCAGAGGCAAAGGATTATTGAGTCAGGGTCAGTATATGAGGATGTGCTCAAGAAGTTGTCCGGGTTCACCGGGAAGACGGAGAAGGAATTAGCCGACACTTTCTCTGCTGCAGGTGTAAAGTCAATGCGATTCGATGACTCGATTTATAAGGCCGCGGGTCTAAACCCCTTACCTTTGAACCTCTCACCTCAAATGGCACAGGTGCTGGCAAACGGCCTGCGAGCAACTAATGGAACCTTGCAGAATATCACTAGGTCCACGGCCTTGAGTGCCCAAAGGCAGTTTCTGAATGCTTCTGATCTGGCGTATATGCAGGTTTCCTCCGGAGCAATGGATTACAACTCTGCTATTAAGGCTGCAGTCAAAAGCGTTGGGGAATCCGGGTTAGGCGTTGTCTACCCCTCTGGGAGGGTTGATAAGTTGGATGTCGCAGTCCGCAGGAATGTATTGACCGGTGTGTCAAAAACCTCAGGGGACCTGCAGATGGCCAGGGCCAGCGAGATGGGTCAGGATCTAGTAGAGACCTCCGTGCATGCGGGGGCCCGCCCTGCTCACGCCCAATGGCAGGGTCAGGTCTTCAGCCGCTCAGGAACAAGCAGGAAATACCCTGACTTTGTCACGTCCACTGGGTACGGGACAGCAACAGGCCTCTTGGGCATAAACTGCCGGCACTCCTTCTACCCCTTCTTTGAAGGCATCTCTACTGCAATCTACGAGAAGACTGAACTCGAAAGTTATGCAAACAAGATGGTTACGTATAACGGGAAGAAGATGACGGTGTACGAGGCCACGCAAGAGCAGCGGGCGATTGAGCGTCAGATCCGTTCTTTTAAGAGACAGGAAAGCGCCCTGCAAGCCGGGGGTTTGGATGCTTCTGCTGAGGTCGTGAAGGTAAGGAACTTGCAAGAACAGATGCGGTCATTTACGAAGCAGACGGGGTTGAGTCGGCAGGGGGCGAGGGAGCAGACTGTCAGTAAAACAACAAATGCTTCAGTCGTTCGTGTTTTAGACCAAAAACCGGAATTGATTGCCATGCAGGCTACTGATGAAATTGCGAAGGCTCTTCTCGAAGAATGGGAAGTTGCGTTCAAAGAGACGGGGCCGTTTTGGCAAGTTACAGGAGAACAGAATGCTAAGTATTTTGTGTATAGAAATAACGCGGGTAAACTAGTTGCGGGAGCCACAACTGTACAAAGAGGATTCGGTGTATCTTTGCTGTCAATAGGCAGCAAAGAGGCGGGCGCAGGTTTAAGAATTATGGAAGAAATAAAAAAGAAGAATATTTTTGTTTTCACAATGTCTTCATCATCATTAAGTGATAAATGGTATGAGAGACTCGGGTTTATTCGAGATGCGAGGCATCCCGGGCAGTATAATTA